GCTAACGTTGCTGTGACTGCGACATTACCGCTGCGTATTGTTGGGATTGCGGACGATGAAGCAAACAGTGACTATACCGCTGCTGGTATACCTCTGTTGGTTCGTCTGAACGCGCATTTTAACGCTGGAACCCGCCGGTTTGATTCTCAAACCACCGCGGATTCTACCGGCATTTAAGGGGGTTTAACCAATGGCTATTTCTCGCGCACAACTTGCGAAAGAGCTAGAACCCGGCCTAAATGCCTTGTTCGGGCTCGAATACGACCGATACGACAACGAGCATGCTGAGATTTTCGAAACCGAAAGCTCAGATCGTGCATTCGAAGAAGAAGTGATGCTGTCTGGTTTTGGCACTGCGCCAGTTAAATCAGAAGGCGGATCAATCTCGTTTGACGACGCGCAGGAAACTTACACTGCTCGTTACACTCACGAGACCATTGCTCTGGCTTTCAGCATTACTGAAGAAGCTGTGGAAGACAATCTGTATGATAGGCTGGCTGCTCGATATACCCGTGCCCTGGCACGGTCTATGTCTCAGACCAAGCAAATCAAGGCTGCTTCTGTACTGAACAACGCTTTTGACACTGCTTACCCTGTAGGCGATGGCGCTGCGCTTTGTTCATCAGCTCACCCTTCTTTGAGCGGAAACCAGCGTAACGAGCTTTCTGTGGCAGCGGACCTCAATGAGACTTCGCTTGAGCAGATGCTGATCGATATTGCTGGTTTGACTGACGAACGTGGTCTGAAGATCGCTGTACGTGGCATGAAGTTGATTATTCCTAAAGAACTGCAATTTATTGCAGAGCGAGTAATCAACTCTAATCTGCGTTCCGGCACTGCGGACAACGATCTGAACGCCATGAAGTCTATGGGAATGCTCCCTGACGGTGCGGTGGTTAATCACTTCCTCACCGATACAGATGCCTTCTTCATCAAGACAGACGCTCCTAACGGCTTCAAGCTGTTTGAGCGTACTGCCATCAAGACTGGCATGGAAGGTGACTTTGATACTGGAAACATGCGCTTCAAGGCCCGTGAGCGATACAGCTTCGGCGTCTCTGATTGGAGAGCGGTTTTCGGAACCGATGGCGCTTAATCACCTAAATGGTGTGAGAAAAGGGGCGGCTTGTGCTGCCCCTTTTTTTATCGTATTGTATTTAGGTCCCTGACAATCACATCCCGTGATTGACACTAGCCACGACAGGAGAACCACATGGCTAATACTACTTTTTCTGGCCCTATTAAGGCCGGTACTATCCGCAATACAACTGGAAGCACGGTTGGCACAGATGTTGCCAACACTGGTTTTGTGACTATGGCGCAAGCGGCGGTTATCGCAGCTACAGGTGCTGACGGTCAGACCACTACGGTTGCTACTATCCCGGCTAATTCTAAGATCATTGCAGTGGTTCTGAACGTTACTACGGCTAACGACGATGGCACCGCTTCAACAGTTCAAGTCGGTACTTCAGGCGATCCCAATGCTTTCTTGGGTGCAACTAGCGTACAGGCGGCGGGGGTTACTTTTAGTGACGCTATGACGTCTGTTTCTACGGATGTTGGCACTACAGATATCCAAGTTATCTCTACTTTCTCTGCCACCGACGAAGATGGTACAGCGGGTGTTGCGGATGTAACTGTGATGTACATCCAAAATGCTAACCTTGCGTAAGAGGTGACTCATGGCCGGATCAGATGTCAAAAGTAAACGGCTGACCGCCGTCGGCTCTGCCGGGGTTGGTCCTGCGCGTATACGTCAAATACAGGTCTTGACTGACGATGTTGGAGCAGGTCGTCTCACCGTTACCGATGGTAATGGTGGGGCCACGGTTCTGGACATTGATTTCAAGCAGGATGACTCGCACTCAATAAACATACCTGATGAGGGTATCCGCGTGTCTGATATTTATGTTTCGGTGGAAACTAATATCACGGCAATGACGGTGTTTTATAGCTAGGTAACTTAAATGGCTCGTGAAGTTTCTTCGATAACCAGAGTAGGCACTTCTGAGCCTTTTGAGCTTCAAGTCGCTAGGGGTCAAATTGCCTATCATCATGATCTGCATAAGTTTGGTTTTAACTCGGACGTAGATGATTCTTTAGAAACTGTCTGGACGGAAGGTGGCTTATACGCTTATTTAGCTGCCGCTACGGTACTAAAGGTTTCCAGCTCTAGCACAGCCGACGATTCGGCAGGAACCGGAGCCAGAACAGTCCAACTGTTTGGCCTGGATGCGAATTACGATGAGATAAATGAGACGGTAACTTTAGACGGTCAAACGGCTGTCAACACCACCAAATCATATCTTCGAATTAATCGCATGATTGTTCGTAGTGCCGGTTCTGGGGCCACTAACGCCGGGGTTATCTACGCAGGCACAGGAACGGTCACAACGGGCGTTCCCGCTAATAAGTATGCCACTATAGCTGTTGGAGACGGTCAGACTCTGATGGCTTTGTGGACGGTTCCAGCGGGCTACACTCTGTATGTTGCACAGACGGATGTCACTGTGGCTACAACGCAGAACAACAAGTATGCCACGGTTTCGTTGGTTGCTCGTCCTCTAGGTGAGGTCTTTCAGGTTAAGGACAGGTTTGTCAAAGCAGAAAGTCAGACAACAATAACTTACTCTTTTCCTTTGAGATTTGAAGAAAAGACAGACATTGAGTATCGATGCATAGGTGACTCAGCAGGTGCGGATATAGCCATTTCTGCTGCAATCGACGGTGTTTATATTAAGAATGGGGGTGACCTTGCCTAATGGCTACAACTAAAAACGTAACACGGTCTCCGTCGGGTCGATTGTCGTATCGAGGTGAAACGTTTTCTGGGTACAACAAGCCAAAACGAACTCCTGGGAAAAACAAAAAATTTGCGGTTTTAGCCAAAAAAGGTAGCGAAGTTAAGGTTGTTAGGTTTGGTGACCCGAATATGACAATTAAAAAGAACATCCCGGGACGTCGGGCAAATTTTAGGGCTCGTCACAATTGTGATACGGCTAAAGATAAGTTTTCAGCACGTTACTGGAGTTGTACGAAGTGGTAGATATTGACGTACATGATATAGATAAGCGTTTGAGCAACGTTGAAGTAACGTTAAACCGCTTAGAAAACAATCATTTATCCCATATTGAGAGCAAAATTGACAAGCTGGATAACCGTTTGTGGATGTTGATTATGGTTGTGACGGTTGAGTTAATTGGAATAGTCGGGATTTTGCTGAAATGAGTCGCGTAAGAACCGGAACAGTCGTGCCTGCGTCTAAGTGCGGCGTCATTACGATGGCTAAAGGCGGAGAAGCAAAAAAGAAAAAAGGCAATAAGATATGCCCAGAAGGCATTGCTTGGGCAAAACGCACCTTTGATACTTATCCCAGTGCTTACGCCAATTTAGCGGCCTCTAAATACTGTAAAGACCCTAATTACGCAAAGAAGTCGAAGAGAAAGAAGCGTGGGTGATTTAAAGAAATGGGTTGACCAGGACTGGGTCAGGATAGACAGCTCTGGGAACATCGTTGGCAAATGCGGCACGTCTAAGGATAAAAAGAATCCTGATCGGTGCTTGCCAAGATCAAAGGCAGAAAGCCTGTCTAAGAAAGAACGTGCTGCCACTGCTCGTAAAAAGAAACGAGAGGGCAAAAAGGGTAAACAGGTTGTTTCTAACACCAAGAAAGCTAAAGTTCGCAATTTAAACATGGGTGGCGAAGTGAGTCGTGGGTGTGGGGCAATCATGTCTAACCGTAAAAAAAGAACACGGTATGCATGAATTCTTTGTTGACGACGAAAAAAAGATTTACAATGAAATCAGAGAGTGGTCAAAAACACTCTTAGAAGAAAACAACCCAGATTTCAACGGGTTACCCGCTTGCCCATATGCCAAAGCAGCTTGGGCAGCGCAACGGGTTTCGGTTATTTTTAAACGCGATCCCGCGAATTATCATGACTTGTGGTCAGTCATATCTACCTGGGACGACAAGGTGGATTTGGTAATCATCGTGGACCTGGCGTTTCCCGAAGACTCGGAAGCCTTCCACGAATACCTCGATGACATCAATCAAGCCATATCTGACGGTGTGTTTATAGACAGGGACATCTGGGTTATGGGATTTCACCCAGACCAGGAGCCCAATGAGCTTGTAGACAACGGCTCTTTTGAGCCAACAACCGCAGAAGAATATGCGATGATATTCGTTCAGCGCCTTAGTAAGCTGGAGGAATCAGCGGATAAGATACGAAAATTAGGTTATTATGAGCGTTATTTTGACGCATATGACGTCGAAAACATGTACAAGGTTCGTCACGAATTTTACAGGAGATTGATAAGTGGATAAATCCAGAGTTAATTTAGGGATGGGTGCCTCGAAGAGAAAATCTTCTAAAAAAGTTGGCGCATCGATTATAGGTGCGTTTCGGAAAAAAGATGAATTTAATCCTATGCTTGCCGCCGATGGCGGTCCCGCTAAAAAACCCAAAAAGATGAGGGGCGGTGGAAATGTGGGTGGCCCACTAAAAATGAAAGATGGTGGTTTCCCTGATCTAAGCGGCGACGGTAGAGTCACGCAAAAAGACATTTTGATGGGAAAAGGCGTTATTAAACGGAACATGGGCGGAAAGGTCTCTAAAAAGTCTGGTGTGATTAAAGGCATGCGTTCTGGCGGCATAGCTAAGAAGAAAGGTGGATAACCATGGTTGTTGCGACTATTGCTAGAAAAGCACTTACTAAAGGCACTCAAGCGGCAAGACGAGCCGCAGCCGCAGCGAAAAAGAAAGCCGCTAAAAAAGCTAGAGAAGCGGCTAAAACCGCCAAAAAAAAGACGGCTAAAGTTGCAAAAAAGACGTCTAAAAGAGCTAGTCAAGCCACACGAAGAGCCACTAGTTCCGCAAAAAAGAGGGCTAAAAAAACCGTGGGCGCTACTAAACGTGCGGTTAAAAAAGCTAATACAGAGGGTATTGTTTTAGGTGGTTTAGCTGTAGAGGGCTCGAATATGGCGGGGAAAGCTTTGATGGGCAAGGATAAAAAAGAAAAGCCCAATCCTGCTCGATTTGATCCTGTTCTTGCGGCAAGAGGAATGAAGAAAGGCGGTAATGTTAGAGGAAGAAGTAAGAAATGACCGTTTCTGGTTCTAAAAACTTTGAGTTAGACGTCACCGAGTACATCGAAGAGGCGTTTGAGCGTTGCGGCAAAGAGGTTCGTACAGGTTACGACATCAAGACCGCTAAACGCTCTATGAACCTGTTGTTTGCTGATTGGGCAAACAGGGGGCTTAACTCCTGGACGATAGAGCAGTCCACACAGGCTCTGGTTGCTGGGACGGCAGAATATACGCTTGGGTCAGATACCATAGATATTCTGTCAGCAGCCGTTCGCCGCGATAACGTGGATTACAACATAGAGCGGTTAAGTCGTGACGATTACCTGGGTGTGCCTAATAAAACCACTCAAGGACGTCCCTCACAGTGGTTTCTGGACCGTCTAATAAGTCCTGTGTTAAAGCTGTGGCCTGTCCCGGAGAACAGCACAGATGTGATCGTGTTTGATCGTTTGGTCCGAATGGATGACGCAGACACGGCTCAGAACACGGTGGAAATGCCGTTTAGATTTTACCCTTGTTTGGCTGCCGGGTTGGCTTACTACATAGCCATTAAGAAGGCTCCGGACAGGGTGCAGTTATTGAAAGCTGTGTATGAAGAAGAGATGGAGCGGGCCATCAGTATGGACCGTGACCGGGCTTCCTTTAACATTGTGCCAAGCTTGGCGTACTCGCAGAACCTGTAATGGCTAAATTTGCTGTTGGTAAAAATGCCTATGGCATATCAGACAGAAGCGGATTTCGCTACAAGCTAAACGAAATGAAGCGGGAGTGGAATGGTCTCCTGGTGGGCAAAGATGAGTGGGAAAAGAAACAACCCCAGTTAGAGCCCCGAAGAACCATTACAGACCCGCAGGCTTTGCGTAATCCCAGACCGGATCGCGTAGAGCCTATGGACGTTTATGTAGGCTTGCCTACCCCGGATGCCCCCGATTTACGGCCTGTAACCGGATTTGGTCAGGTTGGTAGCGTGACAGTGGTGATTTCATGAGTTTTACTTATGACGAGTTAAAAACGGCGATACAAGACTACACTCAGAATTCTGAAACCAGTTTTGTAAATAACCTGCCTGTTTTTATTCGCGTGGCTGAAGAGCGTATCTTAAAGAACGTTCAGCTTACGCTTTTTCGTAAGAATGCCAGCGGAACCACCACAGCAAGTAACCAGTATTTAG